AAAAATGGAGAAAAGATATATGAAAATCGTACCCGGTTTGTTCCGTACAAGGAGCAAGCCGCAAAACAGGACCAGCGGGTCCTCATACAGTTTCCTCTTCGGCGGCTCGACATCCGGCAAGGCGGTGAATGAACGATCGTCGATGCAGATGACGGCGGTCTACGCATGCGTGCGTATCCTCGCCGAAGCGATTGCGGGGCTGCCTCTGCACCTCTACCGCCACGGTGACGATGCAAGCAAGCACAAGGCCAAGGAGCATCCGCTGTACAACCTGCTGCACAGCGAGCCGAATGCGGAGATGACCAGCTTCGTGTTCCGCGAGACGCTGATGACCCACCTGCTGCTCTGGGGCAACGCCTATGCGCAGATCATCCGGAACGGCAAGGGCCAGGTTGCCGCGCTCTACCCGCTGATGCCCAACCGCATGCAGGTGGACCGCGACAAGAACGGCAGGCTCTACTACCAATACACCACCAGCGCCGAGGACGCTCCCACCATGCAGGGAAACACGGTGGTTCTGGACGCCGGCCAGGTGCTGCACATACCGGGCCTCGGCTTCGATGGGCTGGTGGGCTACTCGCCCATCGCGATGGCAAAGAACGCCATCGGCATGGCGATCGCCTGCGAGGAGTATGGGGCGAAGTTCTTCGCCAACGGGGCTGCCCCAAGCGGGGTGCTGGAGCACCCGGGAACGGTGAAGGACCCCACGCGCCTGCGCGATACATGGCAGGGCCAGTTCGGCGGCTCGGCCAACTCGCACAAGGTTGCGGTGCTCGAGGAGGGAATGAAATACACACCCATCTCGATATCACCCGAACAAGCGCAGTTCCTGCAGACACGCAAGTTCCAGGTCAACGAGATCGCGCGCATCTTCCGCGTCCCCCCGCACATGGTGGGGGACCTGGAGAAATCATCGTTCAGCAACATCGAGCAGCAGTCGCTCGAGTTCGTCAAGTACACACTCGACCCGTGGGTGATCCGCTGGGAGCAATCCCTCTCGCGTGCGCTGTTGGATACAAAAGAAAAGCAAACGCACTTCTTCCGCTTCAATGTCGAGGGACTGCTGCGTGGCGACTACCAGAGCCGCATGGGCGGGTATGCGACGGCGAGGCAGAACGGCTGGATGAGCGCCAACGATATCCGGACCCTGGAGGACATGGACCCCATAGGCGACGAGGACGGGGGAAACCTGTACCTCGTCAACGGAAACATGCTCCCCCTCTCTCGGGCGGGGGCATTCGCAGACAAGTTTACGGACACATCCCAGGAGGAGAGTAATGAAGAACAGGAAGTTCTGGCAATGGAAAAACCAGGGCGAAGACGAAAGTGAAGCGAGAATCCTTGAGCTCTCGGGCACGATCGCCGAGGAGAGCTGGTTCGATGATGAGGTCACCCCCGAGCAGTTCAGGGATGAGCTGTTCGCCGGCAGCGGCGAGGTGACCATCTGGATCAACAGCCCCGGAGGGGATTGCATCGCGGCCAGCCGCATCCATGCGATGCTCATGGATTATCCGGGAGCCATCACCGTGAAGATCGACGGGATCGCAGCGAGTGCTGCCTCGGTCATCGCGATGGCAGGCACGAGGGTGCTCATGGCGCCCACCGCGCTGATGATGATCCACAATCCCATGACACTCGCCTATGGCAACCACACCGACATGCAGAAGGCCATCGGCATGCTGGATGAGGTGAAGGAAAGCATCGTCAACGCCTACGAGATCAAGACGAACCTCACACGGGCGAAGATCAGCCACCTGATGGACAACGAGACGTGGATGAATGCCAGGAAGGCCATCGAGCTGGGCTTCGCCGATGCAATCCTCGAGGATGCGAAGAAAGCATCCAATGAGGCATCGTACGCGTTCTCGATGCGCACCTCCCAGCTCTCGCTGATGAACAAGATCACCGAAACATATGCACTCACAGAAAACCAGGAGCCACCCGGGGAAGGCACAACCGCCCTTGGCGAGCTCGAGAAACGACTGGATCTCATCAAACCCCAATAGGAGAAGACACAATGGGAAAGATCAACGACATGCGCGCCGAGCGCGCGAAGACCTGGGAGCAGGCGAAGGCATTCCTCGACTCAAAGCGCAACGAAAAGGGCATCCTGGGCGCCGAGGACAGGGCGACCTACGAACGTATGGAAGAGGAGATCGTGGATCTGGGCCACGAGATCGAGCGGCAGGAGCGCATCGAGGCATTCGAGCGTGAGCTGAACGCACACGTGGGCTCTCCCATCACCAGCCGCCCCGAGGGAGCACAGAAGGCTGAGAAAAAAGCTGGACGTGCCTCGGACGAGTACCGCAAGGCATTCTGGAACCACCTCAGGCGCCAAGGGAACGAGTTCGAGCTGAAGAACGCATTGCAGGTTGGCACCGACACCGAAGGCGGCTACCTGGTGCCCGACGAGTTCGAACGCACCCTCATCCAGGCGTTGGAGGAGGAGAACCTGTTCCGCTCGATCGCCAGGATCATCCAGACCGCCAGCGGTGACCGCAAGATCCCGATCTCGGCCTCCAAGGGTGAGGCGGCATGGATCGACGAGGAGGGAACGTACCCGGAGAGCGACGACAGTTTCGGGCAGGTGACCATCAGCGCCTACAAGCTGGGCACGATCATCAAGGTATCCGAGGAGCTCATCAACGACAGCGTGTTCGACATCGAGAGCTACATCGCCACCGAGTTCGCCCGCCGCATCGGGGCCAAGGAGGAGGCGGCGTTCTTCACAGGGGACGGATCGGGCAAGCCCCTGGGTATCCTCGCAGCCACCGGGGGTGCACAGATCGGCGTCACCGCAGCATCCGCGGCCGCCCTGAATGCCGATGAGGTCATCGACCTGTACTATGCACTGCGCAGTCCGTACCGCAAGAACGCTGTGTGGGTGACCAACGATGCCACCGTCAAGGCGCTGAGAAAGCTCAAGGACGGCAACGGGCAGTACCTCTGGCAGCCTTCGCTGACCGCAGGCACCCCCGACACCATCCTGTCCCGTCCGGTGAAGACCTCGGCCTACATGCCCGAGATCACAGGCGGTGCCAAGACGCTGGCCTTCGGGGACTTCTCGTACTACTGGATCGCCGACCGACAGGGACGTACCTTCAAGCGCCTGGGCGAACTGTTCGCCCCGACCGGGCAGGTGGGGTTCCTGGGAAGCCAGCGAGTGGATGGGCGCCTGATCCTCGGCGAGGCCGTCAAGGTCCTCCAGCAGAAGGCCTAAGGGAGGTAATTGATGTCATACAACACCAGGAACTACCGCCAGCAAGGCGGGGAGAAAACTGTCATCGGCGGCGAGGTCATCCTCGCTGCCACCGCGAAGCTCACCATCGATCCTGCGGCACTCATCGAAGGGCTGCCCGGTGGCAGCATCAATGCCGCTGCCAGCCAGGGTGACAGCACAGCGACCACCATCGAGGAGCTCGTGGTGGATTTCAACGCACTGCTGGCAAAGCTCAGGAGTGCGGGCCTGATGGCCGGCTGATGGTAAACGATTATTGGGGCATCCCGGTGAGAGCCGGGGTGTCCATCACCTTGATGAAGGAGGAAGCGCATGATCGCAAGCATCACCATGTTCGACACCTACAGCGGCAACTACGAGGACGCAAGCGAGGCCGTGCAGCTCAAGGGCGCCTTCCTCTGTACTGCCGAGGATATCGTGGCCTCGTATTTGGGCTTCGATCCGAACCAGCGGGAGTATACCGATATCGTGTGCTCGGGGACCGGCTCCAGGCGCCTGTACCTACCCTGTCGCAATGTCCAGTCGGTCGAGTCCCTTATCATGGGGACGACGCCTATAGACGCCACGCTGGTGGCACCGTGCGACGACCATATCAGCCTTGTGGACCACACCACCAAGTTCCCCATCGGGGAAGACAACATCGTGGTGAGCTACACAGCGGGATGGGAGATCGGGCAGATGCCTTCTGTGATCGTCGTCTCGATCCTCCGCATCGCCACGCTCATGCTCAGCGAGACCGGGGGGAACATCGGCCTGACGGGCAAGAGCTTTGCCGACAACAGCCGCACGTTCGTCAATTACAGCAACTACCGCAAGTACCTCCAGCCGCTGGACAGCTTGCGCATCCTGGGGTTCTGACATGACCGGCAGACGAAAACGGTACAGCACCGAAAGCGTATCGGTCGAGACCGACCTGGCCGAGGCGCTCTCCTACCTCGAGGGCCTGGGTGCAAACCGCGACAAGATGCTGAGGCGCCTCCTGGGCGGCATCGGCACGGCCGCAAGAAGCCAGGTGCGCAAGGCCTACAAGTCCCAGGGGCTCTCCAAGGGAAGTGGGGCGCTGTACAAGAGCATCAACCGCCGCGTGATCCGTAGCGGCAAGGCGGTGATCGTCGAGGCCAAGGCTGCCTCACAAGAGACCAAGGTATTCTACGGCTACGCACTGGCCAAGGGAGCCCGGATCACCGCCAAGGACGGCGGCTGGCTGACCTTCCAGAAGGACGGCAAGTGGGTGCGCGTGCATGAGGTCAAGCTGCCCGTGCGCGATTTCGTGGCCGCTCCCGTGAAGAAATACCTGAGCACGACGGCCTTCAAGACGAAGCTGGATCAGCTGGTGCAGAAAGAGGTGGCGCGCATCGAGAAGGAGAGCAAACGATGACAAGTGAGATGCAGGTGCTCGAAAGGCTGAAGGCGGTGATCGCAACCTCGCTGGTTGCACTGATGGAACCTGAGGATGGAATCACCGTGAAGCAGTTCGACAAAACGAACGTGGAGATCGACTTTCCCGATGTGGACAGCATGCGGCGTCCCACGATGCTCTACATCCAACCCGACTATGAGAACCTCGAGCCGCTGGGCATGGGAAGCGACCTGGCCACCATGCGCGCAACCGTCTTTCTCCTGTGCAAGGGTGCACCCAACGCAATCCTGGTCAAGCGGGTATTCGCGCTCTACAGCGCCCTGTACCTGCTGGTGCGCGGCGATCCGACCCTGGGTGGATTCATCGAGGACGCGCGCATCACCGACATGGACTACTACCCCGCCGTCACCGCTTCGGCGACCATCACGGCCATCGAGGCAAGCATTGATTTGCAGTGGTCCAAGGAATTCTAGAAACCACAAGAGAGGTAATGGATATGGCATTTTACACAGGAACGGGATCACGGCTGCAGGCAGGCAAGGAAAGTTCCTTCGCCGGGGCGGCCAGTCCCACGACCCTGGTCGACCTGACCAGTGAGAGCATCAAGGTGGCTGTCGAGAAAGGGGATGCGGGCTCGCTGCTGGGAAGCAAGACCGCCAGCACCCGGGACCTGTTGGCAGTGACGGTGGAGGGCTCGGTGAGCTTCATCCTCCGCCCCGAATCGGCCGGCCTCATCCTGCACGCCGCCCTGGGGGGAGAGGACACCTGTAGCCAGGTGGGGGAAACGGAAGCGTACACCCACACCATCGGCCTTTGCGATGTGAACGAGGCGCTTCCCAGCCTCACCTTCACCATCGACCGCAAGGCGGCAATCAAGCGCTACGCGGGGTGCACCATAAGCACCCTCAGCCTGGATTGCGCGGCCGGCGATTACGTGAAGGGCAGCATGGACATCAAGGGGACCACCGAGGAGAGCGGAACCATTGATGATGCATTGAAGAGCTTCTCCATCCCCTCGTACAGGTGCACCAATGCGACCTTCACCGTCAATGGAAGCACATACGACATCACCAGCGCATCGCTGAAGATCGACAACGCGCTTGAAAGCTCCCCGCGCACCTATGCCTCGGGCCTGTATGCGGGCAGGCCGCAGCATGGAAAGAGAGCTGTGACCATCAGCTTCGAGATCCCCTACAGCGCCGAGGTGGAGAATCTGAAGAGCTCATACCTGGCAAGCGAGGAGAATGCGTCGGTTCAGCTGACCTTCTCCTCCCCTGCCGCAGGACACAG